TTTCCTATCCTAATGTTCATTTATATCATTGAGTACATTTCATATCCTAAGGTTCATTAAGGACATTAGTTATATAAGTGTTCAAAAGAATTGTTCGTTTCACTCACAATATAAAAACTTTTTTTATAAATCACAAATTTTTTATGGTAAAAGGTTGTAAAACTAATGTAAAAGGTTGTAAAACTAATGGTTCCCTTGAATACTGTTAGTTCTTGATGGTTTATACCTACTAAAATATATCAATAGAAAGTTGACTTTGCCTATATTTTTTATTATATTATGTAATAACTAATTAAACTCATGGCAAAAAACAAAAAAAACCACTACGTCAATAACAAGAAATTTCTTGAAGTTTTGACTGAATATCATATCGGATACTTTAAACAAATAAATGATGGTATCAATAAACCAACTATAAGAATACCTGAGTATGTAGGTGAGTGCGTCTTGAGTATTGCTACAAATTTAGCAAAAAAACCTAATTTCTCTGGATATGATTTTAAAGAAGAAATGATTTATGATGGTATAGAAAATTGCTTGGTTTATATGCACAAATTTGACCCAGAAAAATCAAGCAATCCTTTCGCATACTTTACACAGATTATCTATTTTGCATTCCTAAGGAGAATAGAAAAGGAAAAGAAAAAATTATACATTCAGATAAAAATGCAGGAAAAACTTTCAATAGAACTTTCCAATAATCCTGAATATGAAAAAATGCGTGGAGAATCTGAAGGTGAAGGAACTTTTCTTACAGGTATGAATGATTTTGTAGAAAAATTTGAAGAACGTAACTTTACATCAAAGAAAAAAAATATAAAACCTAACAATCCATTGGCAATTTATATACATGAAAATAGCGATAGTAACTGATACTCATTTCGGTGTCCGAGGCGACACAAATTTTATGCTTGACTATCAAGCTTCCTTTTTCGAAAATACTTTTTTTCCTATAATAAAACAGGAAAAAATAAAAACTATATTTCATTTAGGCGATTTAGTTGATAGACGAAAGTTCGTTAATTTCCACACATCTAACAGAATGAAACGAATATTCGTTAATCCTATTTTAGAAAACAATATAAAAGTACACATAATTCCAGGAAACCATGATGTTTATTATAAGAATACGAATGAGATTAATGCCCTCACTGAATTACTTCCACAATCTGATTTAATTGATATAATACACGAGCCCAAAGTACTTAACTATGGTTCGAGTAGTTTCATTTTTATTCCTTGGGTAAACGATAATAATAGAGAACAAATAAAAACCTTTTTAAAAAAACAAGATGTTCTCAGTGTAGTTTGCGGTCATCTAGAGTTTGAAGGCTTTGAGATGTATAAAGGTGCTGTATGTTCCCATGGCGAAGACGAGAAAATTTTTAGTAAATTCAATGAAGTCTGGTCTGGACATTTCCATCATAAATCACAACAAAGGAACATTAAATATCTTGGTGCACCTTACGAAATGACTTGGAGTGACTATGATGATCCCAGAGGTTTTCATGTCTATGATACAGAAAAGGAAACATTAGAGTTTTTTAGGAATGAGGAACGATTATTCATAAAAGTTTGGTATGATGATACAGATAAGGAATTGATTGATTTACTTGATTTTAATGCTGATAAGTATAAAAACAAGTATATAAAAATAATTCTTCAAGAAAAAAATAACGCATACTACTTTGATAAATTTATAGAAAAAATTGAAGCAGCGAATCCTATAAAAATACAAGTAGTCGAAGATCACAAAAATATAAATCTAGTATCAGACGAAGATCTTATAGATGAAGGAGATGATACCTTAACTATGCTTAATACACACCTAGATACTATAAAGGTAGACAAAGCAGAAGAATTAAAAGATATTTTTAAAGAACTTTATTTTGAATCCTTAAACTATAATGCCGAGTGATAACATTCAGAGAAATACGTTATAAAAATTTCTTATCTACAGGAAATAATTTTACAACGATTAGATTAGATAAGTTTAATACGAATCTGATAGTAGGTAGCAATGGTTCAGGTAAATCTACGATAACAGATGCTATATCTTTTGCACTATTCAATAAGCCGTATAGAGATATAAGAAAACCTCAGTTAATCAATTCAATAAATGAAAAAGATTGCTTGGCAGAAATAGATTTTACTATAAATTCTCACTCATATACGGTAAAAAGAGGTATAAAGCCCTCAATTTTTGAAGTTTATAAGGATGATACATTATTAAATCAAAACGGTGACAGCCGGGATTATCAAGAAATACTTGAAAAGCAAATTTTAAATTTTAACTATAAATCATTTAAGCAAATTCTTGTTCTTGGTAGTGCATCATTTATTCCATTCATGCAATTAAAAGCCAATGAGCGTAGAGAAATAATAGAAGAGTTATTGGATTTAAAGGTTTTTAGTGTAATGAACATACTTCTAAAATCAAGACTTACTGACGCCAAATCAACTTATAAGGATATGAATCAGACTATGTTGATTCTGACGAACAAAGCAGAAGGAATAAAGAGACTGATTGCAAAAATAAACCAAACAAATGAAGGTCAGATAACCGAATTGATGGCCGAAATTGACCAAATTAAAGTAAAAGGATTACACACCAAAGCAAAAATAGATGTACTCAATGATGAGATTTTATCATTTCAGCATTTTAATTCTGAGCTTGATGATGTGAATTTAATAAAAAGAAAAGTAGAAAAGAATATAAATTCACTAGAAACCAATAGAAAAGAATTACAAAAAACCATAAAATTTTTCGAGACCGAAGAACATTGTCCAACTTGTGAGCAACATATAAACACCGAACACAAAGAAGGTATTATATTAACCGCAAGGGAAAAGGATTCTAATTTACTAGACACAATAAAACTCAAGACAAAAGAAGTAGCTAAACACAATGAGAAACTTTCTGATATAAAAGTACAGCTAAAAATAATGACTGATTTCGCATCAAATGTACAGTCACTTATGGGTGAATTAAAAACCTCTGCTTCTTATATCAAAAAATTGATGGTAAAATTAAAAAACCTTCAAAATACAGATACAGATACAATAGACGAACGTGGCGAGTTGGCTGCTATAATTGCGGACTTAGAAATAAAGGAAAAGGAATTGATTGAACTAAAAGAAAAAAGTCAATTATTTTTAGTAGCAGCTGATATTCTTAAAGATGGTGGTATAAAGACTAAAATTATCCAGAAATATGTTCCCATGTTGAACACATTAGTAAACAAATACCTATCCAATATGGACTTTTTTGTTGAATTTGAGCTAGATGAAAATTTTAATGAGACCATAAGATCTCGTTATAGGGATAAGTTTTCATACGCTTCATTTTCTGAAGGGGAAAAAATGAGAATTGATTTATCCTTACTTTTAACTTGGAGAACTGTTGCTAGACTAAAAAATTCGGTAAAAACAAATTTACTTCTTCTAGACGAGGTATTCGATTCATCTTTAGATGATGCTGGAGTGGAAGATGTAATGAAATTACTAAACTCACTAGAAGGCAATATTTTCTTAATATCACATAAAGGAGACCTACTTACTGATAAGTTTGAAAATACGATAAAATTCGAAAAAAAGGGAAACTACTCTGTAGTATGTGACTAAAAATAGTTCAGCAAATATTTGCACTCTCGGTAAAAAATGATTATATTATTATTCTACATAAACAATAAAACGTAATTACTATGGAAGACTTGACACTTGATGATAATTTAATTTCCGAAGGCAATGAGGAATTACTAATAAGAATAGAAACTGATCCTAATTTGTTGATACCCGTTCCTAGATTAGAAAATCACACAGAATTGGAATTAGAAGGTCTTATATCTTCTATGATACGGACATGTAAAATATACAATATATTAGGTGCATCAGCAAATCAATTCCAAGGTATTGATTCCGATAAATCAGTTCTGGTCTATTTAGACCAAAAAACAAACCAATTTACTCACATGATTAATCCTGAAATAGTTGCTGTTAGTGAAAAACTTCAGTACCAAAAGGAATCATCTTTGAATCATCCTTACCTACAATTATCGGTATATCGCCCACAAACGATAACAGTAAAATACCAAACCAAAGAAGATACCACTACACACACAGAAGTATTCTATGAAAAAAACGCTATTATTCTTTCTCAGCTAATCCAAACACTCGATGGATTATTTTTCGGTTCTAACGTTTCAGCATCGGAATTACGTAGAGGAAAAAGTAAAAGACTAATGAATGAAAAAAGGTATAAAAAAAGAATGGAAGATTTTATAAATGAAATGCGAACCGATGAAAAAATAAACCTAGCATGAAACTAGAAGTAAAAGTTTCCGAACTTAGAAAACAAAAACTAATGATAGCAACACCTATGTATGGTGGTAATGCTAATGGTCTTTACGTTAAATCTATCATTGAACTTACGCAACTTTGCGATGCTCACGGAATAAAGATTACATATAATTTCCTGTTTAATGAATCTTTAGTAACTCGTGCCAGAAATTACTTAGTGGATTCTTTTTTGGTCAGCGATGCTACTCATCTAATATTCATAGATGCTGATATACAATTTGATGCTAAAGATGTTCTTGCTCTTGTTGCATTAGATAAGGATATAATTGGCGGTACCTATCCTAAAAAACAAATTGCATGGGATAAAGTATATACAGCTGCTAAGCAATTAGATTTGGAGAACCCAAATTTATTGTGTAATTTTAGTGGTGACCTTGTTTTTAATACCATAGAAGATAAATCGTTTGATGTCACAGAACCGACAGAGGTTTCTGAATTAGGTACTGGTTTCTTATGTATTCGTAGAAATGTATTTGAAGAATATTCTAAGAAATATCCAGAACTTAAGTACAAACCTGACCATCCTCGAACAAAAAACTGGAATGGTTCTAAGGAAATTACAGCATTTTTTGATACAATTATAGATCCAGAATCCCGAAGGTACCTTTCGGAGGACTATATGTTTTGTCAATATGCTAGAAAAATTGGATTTAAAGTATACCTGGCACCATGGATTAAACTAAACCACGTTGGTACTTATGTATTTGAATCTGATATAAGGTCTTTATCACAATTAAAAAACACTAGTCTTACTGGAATTCAGCAAGACTATAAACCACAAATGAAAAACAACCAAGCTTAATTATGTATATCTCAAAAAGAACAATCGAAGTACTAAAGAATTTTTCCACTATAAATCCTTCATTAGTGGTAAAAAACGGAAACGTACTATCAACAGTAACCCCAGCAAAAAACATTCTATCTTCTGTTGAAGTAGAAGAGGAATTTGATAACGAATTTGGTATCTATGATTTGTCTAAATTTCTTGGGGTTTTATCCTTAACCGAAGACTCGAATATAGATTTCAGTGAAACATATATGACTATTAAAGGTGGTAAAAATTCCATCAAGTATACTTATGCGGAACCGTCACAGATTATTCAACCACCTTCATCTCAAATAAAACTGCCCAGTATCGAAGCATCATTCAAATTGCTAAATACTGATCTAGAAAAGGTTCTTAGGGCTGCATCTATCATGCAATTACCTAATTTAGCATTTGAGGGCGATGGTACTAAAATTACATTGAAGGCCTTTTCCGAAAAAGATCCAACATCAAATGTTTCTGAGGTTGAACTGGCACCTACGGATAAAGTATTCAGTGCTATTTTTAAGGTTGACTCTTTTAAATTTTTAGTGTATGACTACGATGTGGAACTGTCCGCTTCAAAAATCTCTAAATTTTCCGCAGATTCTGGTAAGGTATTGTATTGGGTTGCTCTGGAAAGCACTTCAACATTCGGCTAAAAAATATAGGGTGCCTTGAGGTGCCCTTATTCTATATTAATCTCAGTAAAAAATAATATTATGTTACACAAACCAGACGAATTTCTTTGGGTACAAAAGTACAGGCCACAAATTATTGAAGATGTTATCTTACCACAAGATATAAAAAAAACATTGAAAAAATTTGTAGAAAAGGGTAATTTACCGCATTTTATATTCTCAGGAAATGCGGGTGTGGGTAAAACGACAATAGCATTAGCACTCGTAAAGGAACTAGGGGCTGATTCCATTATATTAAACGGTTCATTATCGGCAAATATTGACACACTACGAACCCAAATTAGGGATTTTGCTTCCTCTGTTTCTCTTGCTGGTGGTCGAAAATATGTAATTTTAGATGAGGCTGACGGGTTAAGTCCAAACCACGTACAACCTGCTCTCAGAAATTTTATGGAGGAATATTCCAATAATTGCGGATTTATTCTTACGTGCAATTTTAAAAATAAAATTATAAAGCCACTAAGATCAAGGTGTACAACTGTTGATTTTCAGATAGAAAAGGCCGAAAAGCCAAAATTGGCAGGTCAATTCTTCAAAAGAGTCACGGAAATACTAGATGCTGAGGGTATTGACTATGATAAAAAAGTAGTTGCCCAGGTCGTCCAACAAAACTTTCCTGATTTCCGAAAGACATTAAATGAAATTCAGCAATATTCAGTTGACGGTAAAATTGACAGTGGTATTCTTACAAGAATGGGCGACAAAACATTTGATGAACTAGTGTTATATTTACGCAAAAGAGATTTCCCTGGCATAAGAAAATGGGTGGCACTAAATTCAGATAATGATTCAACACTTATATTCAGAAAGGTGTTCGATTATGCCGAAAATTTTATAGCCCAAGAAAGTGTACCTAATGCTATTCTGGTAATTGCAAAATATCAGTATCAAGAAGCATTTTCTGTTGATCCTGAAATAAATCTAATTGCCTTTTTTGTGGAGCTTATGTATGAGTGCCAAGTCAAAGAATAAGAAAATCGAGAAGAACCTTGATATTTTTGGTACCGAAATAGTAGAAATAGTAGAGGAAGTATTAGAAAAGGAAAAAAAGAGTTCCCCGTTTGAATTTATAAATTCTATAAATTTTACTAAGGACAATTTGATGGAAAATTCATTGAATGATGAGATGGTAGAAAAAACCTATTCTCCTTATATAACAAACCGAACTCTTTCTTATTTTCCTGATACTATCGAACAGGCAAACTTAATGAATATGAACAGTCATATAGATAGCAAACTTCAATACATATACCTATTAAGTACCATAAGAAAAAGAAAAAGGTTTTCCAAATGGATTAAACCTGAAAATGATAACCATTTAGCAAACGTAATGTTCTATTACAATGTAAATAGAAAAAAGGCACTTGATTTTTTGAAAATCCTGGACACTGAACAACTAAAAAGAATTGAAGAGTTAATAACCAATGGAACCAAAAATTGATATTTTTAACGGGCACGGAATAGAAGTTCAATTAAAGGAAAGGGGAGACTTTTTGAAAGTAAAAGAAACACTTACACGAATGGGCGTGGCTTCAAAAACAAGTAGAAAATTGTTTCAATCTTGCCATATTTTACATAAAAGAGGAAAATATTCCATACTACATTTTAAGGAACTTTTTGCTCTTGATGGTAAAAACTCTGATATAGATAGTTCTTCTATAAATCGAAGAAATACTATAGCTAGATTACTCGAGGATTGGGGTTTATTGACCATACTTTGTATTGAGCCTAGAAATGAATGCCCAATATCTCAGGTAAAAATTATACCATTTTCACACAAAAAAGATTGGGAATGTATTCCAAAATACTCGATAGGTAATACAATCAAACATACAAAAATTTAATAGTTTACTGAGGACTAAAAGGCATCGGATTGATTTTCGGTGTCTTTTTTTTAAATATGAAACTACCAACATATAAAATAAAAAAAAGACAATTGAGCAATCCCATAAAAATATCCAAATACGCAACATTCAAGGATCTAATTAAATCAGCAACCGCTGAAAGACTTGGAATTGATAATTCGCCGACAGATGAGCATTTGCTTAATAGTCAAATATTAGCATCTGAAATTTATGATAAAATAGTAGAAAAATTTAAAGTAAAAGTTTATATTTCTTCATTTTATAGAAGTCGTTCATTAAACGAAAAAATAGGTGGTAGTAAAACAAGTCAACATAGTTTAGGTATGGCCATGGATTTAGATGCTGATATGAATCCTGAACTTACAAATAAGGATTTATTTTACTTCATAAAAGATAATTTAGAATTTGATCAGTTAATATGGGAATTTGGTACAACAGAAGATCCTTCCTGGGTCCATGTATCATACAATAAAAACAAAAACCGCAACCAACTATTAAGAGTTGCTAATATAAACAACGAAATAAAATACACAACATGGTAAAACTATTCAGAACTCACATAGGCGAAGAAATTATAGGTAAAGTAATATCTTCTATAGAAAATAAATCTCCGGCTGTAATAAATATAAAAAATCCTTGCATTTTGGTTAATGTACCTGTAGCTAATTCACAACCAAAACTTTCTATGCAACCTATACTGACATATTTAGACAATGATGTAGTAGAATTTAAAGCAGATTCTTTCATGGCTGAAGGGATTCCTGTTGTCGAGATAAGGAATCAGTGGGAATCAGTTTTTGGTTCCGGGATTATAACCAAGGAATCTGAAATTATAACCAAGCAGCCAGGATTACATAAATTATAAATTTATCTAAGCCCGTTTTGATTTACGGGCTTTTTTTGTTATATTATGATTCATTAACCAAATTAAAACTATGCTAGATTTCTATACAAACGTAAGACAACATGGGAACAAACTTTTAGTCTCAGGTTGGAAAAAAGGAAAAAGGTTCCGTGAAAAAATTAACTATAAACCTTCACTTTATATACCAACTACCACAGATACCGTATGGAGAACATTAGATCAAAAGCCGGTAGCACCTGTAAAATTTGATAGCATAAACGAGTTAAAAAGTTTTACCGACCAATATAAGGGCGTTAGCAATTTTGATATTTTTGGCGATATTTCGCCAACTTATATGTTTATATCAGAATTCGGTAACGGAAATAACTACGAATCGAAAAAAATAAGAATCGCAAATATAGATATAGAGGTAGGTTCTGAAAATGGTTTTCCTGATCCTAAATTAGCTAACGAAGAATTTACCGCAATTACTATTTACTTTAATGGTAAATACCATGTCTGGGGCATCGGTGACTATACACCGCACATAGACAATGTAATTTATTACTATTGTAGCAGTGAAGAAATACTGATACACAAGTTTCTTAATTGGTGGGAAGATGCTGATATTGATATAGTAACAGGTTGGAACGTTGAATTTTTTGATATTCCATATATCTATAATCGCATTGAAAAAATTCTAGGCGAAAAAGACGCAAAAAGGTTATCTCCATTCAAGGTTGCGTATAAAAAAATAGTAAATTCAACGGGAATTTATAATAAAGAACAAACGAAAATAGACATCTATGGGATTTCTGTTCTTGATTACATGGAGTTATACAAAAAACTAACATTTACCACACCTGAATCTTATAAATTAGAAGATGTTGCTGAATATGAATTAGGCGAAAGGAAAATAGATTACTCAGAGTATCAAAATCTACATCAACTGTATAAGTCGGATTATCAAAAATACATAGAATATAATATAAAAGATGTTGAATTGGTTAAAAAATTAGATGATAAAAATCAGTTATTATCTCTAGTCCAAACCATGGCTTATGAATTTAATGTCAATTATGAGGACACATCTTCTCAGATTAGAATGTGGGATTCATATCTCTACGACCACTTAAAATCACTTAATATTGTTATTCCGAAGAAAAAATCTAGACCAAAGGAATCTTTTCCTGGCGGTTATGTAATGGATCCTATTGTTGGCGGTTATGACTGGATTATGAGTTTTGACTTAAATTCTCTATATCCTCACATAATGATGGGTACTAATATTAGCACAGAAACATTAAGGACCGATATTGAACCTGTGAGTCATATTATAAATGTAAACACACTAGACGATATAATAGAAAATGGATTACCTGATTCGGTAAAACAAACATTGGGTATGTATGATGTGTCTTTAGCCGCTAATGGTTATTTTTACGACAAAAGTAAACAAGGATTTATCCCTAAATTGCTAGAAAAACTTTACACAGAACGCAAGGAATATAAAAGGTTAATGATTGAGGCCGAGGTAGCACTGGAAATTGAAACCGATCCTTTAAAAATAAATATTCTTAAATCAAATGTATCTAAGTACAGCAATTATCAATTAGTCAAAAAAGTTGGTCTAAATTCTATATATGGGGCAAGCGGTAATAGGTTCTTTAGATATTATGATATAAGAAACGCCTCAGCAGTCACATCTCAAGGTCAAATGGCTATAAAATGGATAGGTAAAAAACTTAACTCATATTTAAAAAAATACCTGCAAACCGAAAAAGATGTGCTAATTTATTCCGATACCGATTCTGTTTATTTTTCGTTTGAATCATTAGTAGAAAAATATAAAAAAACGAAACCTAATGCTACTAGAGATGATATAGTAAATATGTTGGATTCTTATGCTCGTAAAGTAATAGAACCATTCATAGATGAAAAATATCAAGAACTAGCCGAAACGTTTAATCATTTTCAACAAAAAATGGTCATGAAGAGAGAAATAATTTCAAACAGAGCTATATGGACCGGAAAGAAAAGGTATATAATGAACGTTTTAGACAGTGAAGGCGTCCGATATAAAACACCTAAACTTAAGGTTATTGGCATGGAAATGGTGAGATCTTCAACCCCTAAGAATGTTCGAGTTAAATTAAAAACCGCAACTAATATAATACTGTCAGGTACCGAAGCCGACCTACAAAAATTTATAAGAGATTATAAAAAAGAGTTTAAGCAATTACCTGTCAGCGAAATAGCATTTCCCAGAGGAATTAATGGCCTAAATAAATTTATAAACTCAAACGGTGGTTTTATAAAAGGAACACCAGTACAAGTAAGGGCTGCCGGTACGTGGAACAAAATGCTCAAAGATATGAGTTTAGATAAAACATACGAAACTATAAAGGAAGGTGAGAAGGCAAAATTTATTTACCTGAAACTACCTAATCCAGTACTGCAAAATGTAATTGCTTTTGTCGGTGATATGCCAGACGAAAGTAAAGTAAAAGACTACATTGATTATGAAACACAGTTCGAAAAATCAGTAGTAATTCCTATAGCCACTATATTAAATGCTATAGGATGGCAAACCGAACCAATAGCATCACTAGAATCATTCTTTCAATAAAATAAAATTTATGTCACTTATTAGCAAATTTAACAAAATAGGGTCAATTAACTCTAGCATATTAACCACATCTTCTTTATTCGCCGATAAAGAAATAGTTACTACGGATGTTCCTATGCTAAACGTTGCTTTTTCCGGGTCGATGGATGGAGGTTTTAAGTCTGGTTTAACTATGTTTGCAGGACCTTCTCGACATTTTAAGACTTTGTTTGGTCTTATTTCGATGAAAGCATATTTAAAAAAATATCCGAATTCTATTGCATTGTTTTATGATTCTGAATTTGGTACACCTAAGGCCTATTTTACTTCTCTGGGTATTAATACAGACCGTGTTATTCATATTCCTATAACAGATATAGAGATTCTTACCCACGATATAACAAAAAAAATAAATGAAATAGAATTAGAGGATAAAATATTCATCTTTATTGATTCCATTGGCAATCTAGCATCAAAAAAAGAAGCACAAGATGCTTTGGATGGTAAATCTGTTGCTGATATGACAAGAGCAAAACAACTTAAATCCTTGTTTAGAATTGTAACACCGCACCTTACCATAAAAGACATTCCTATGTTTGTTGTGAATCACTCATATAAGACTATGGAAATGTACAGTAAAGATGTTGTTAGTGGTGGTACTGGTGGTATGTATTCTTCTGATTCTGTTTATATTATAGGAAGACAACAAGAAAAAAACGGAAAGGATTTAGAAGGGTATAATTTCATCATAAACGTAGAAAAATCTAGGTTTGTTAAAGAAAAATCAAAAATTCCTATAACTGTAACGTTCGAGAAAGGTTTGTCCAAGTGGTCTGGTTTACTTGATGTTGCATTAGAAACCGGGCACGTAGAAAAACCAAAAGGTGGCTGGTATAGTAGGGTTATGGTTAACACAGATACAGGCATATTGGTTGACGAAAGCGAACAGACACTATTTAGAAAATTAGCAACAAACTCTAAAATATTTTGGGAACCTATTTTTGCTAAAACTAACTTTAAATCTGCTGTCGAAAAAAGGTATTCTGTTTCATTAAACGAACTGCTACAAGACACAGAAGATGATAATGATATA